TCATCATCTTTAGAATCAACATCAGAGAAAACCCTTGGGTGTTTCTTTTTTGCTTCTTCTTCATCACCATAATGTTTTGCTAAAAAGTCAGCAACCTTTTTATGGTCACCAGTTACAGCGGACTTTCCATCTTTGTTCGGGGCGCCAATCTTGATTCCATATTTTTCTGAATCAGATTCACGCTGCTTGTCACTACCTTTATATTCGATTTCCACTTTATCAGTGTCGACTGCTTCATTAATCCCGTTGTATGCTTCTTCTAAAGCAACACGAAGACGTGAAGTCATTTCGTCTTCAAAGGCTTCTTTCATCTTCAACGGATTGTTGTCAATCGCGTGTTGAATAATTTTATGTAATGACATTTTTATTCCTATAAATGCTTGTTTTGTTTATTTATTAAACTTCTTCCATCCGTGACATGAGGCGCTCTGCTCTGTTTGTCACTTGACGATACCATTTGGAATCTCTACCTTCAACTGCGGCAGTTTTCCAATCACCTTCTAATAATGCAGCATTAAATTTTTTGAATCCACTCAAACGAGTACGACCCATGTTAAACATCATGTTAACCAAGATTTGCTGGACTTCGCCGGGAAAGTCTCCAAAGTTCCCTTCTCCGTATAGAGCGTGACATTCTCCGAGGGCAATGTCAAAATCTCTGTCGAAACACGTCCTAACTCTTTCCTCACTAACTTCTGTACCAACTGGTTTTCCAAATTCCTCGTCACTGTCGAGGATAAGATGACCGACTCCAAAAGTGGGATACCCGAGGTGGTCGTTATAGATGGCATAGACAACTCCTTCGTCGATTTTTAGTTGTTCGAATACTGCTTCTTTATCTTCAATTTTCATTTTCTGACATCCTTGACATAAAGTCAATAAAATTTTTCTTTTTATATTTACCTTGAGCTTTCTTAGACACGCCAGGTTCACCTGACGCACCTACACCCAAACCTGCAATAGCACCGCCACCGACTCCGGTGACTTCTTCAACATCGTCCATATATCCTTTTTCATTAAGCCATTTCTCAACTGCTTGTCTTATATCATAAGAAGATGAGTTTGCTGTTTTTAAATCGAGTAATAATTTACGAAGTTCTCCTTTATCATCTTTAGAAACTTTTTTCTTAGCTTCATCTAATTTGATTTCTTGTTCTTCGATAATGTCTGCATATTCCTCGACGAATCGATTCATAGCATTCTCAATATACTCTTCATCTATTTCAGCACTTTCAAAAAGAGTACCAGTTTTATTTTGGTATTCTTCAGATTCTTTAATTAACCAAAGTGCTGCAGCATAACTCGCTAACCTTGTTTGGCCGCCTGGTAATTTAGCTAGTAGTTTTTTAAGATTTAAAATAAGTTGGTCAAATATACCAAATGCTTTCCTTTGAGATGCTTTCGTAAAGTCACGTCGACGCACAAGTATATTACCTTTTGCATCGATAATTCCTTCTTTAAAAGCAGCCCATTTATTAAAAGGCGTAACTAGCCTCTTAATAAAACTAAAAACTAAAAATAAATCAACTACCATTTAAATTCCTTTTAACCTCTCCATAATAAGCTCATCACTTATTATACTGTCAGCGTTGATACTAATATCATCGTATCCTATGACTGGTGGCATAAAGTTTAAGTATTCAACAAAAGGTTTTAAATACTCGTGATACTCATGCAACCTCATAAACAACATATTAGTAGCAATTGGTCCAAACACATTGAATATTACAATGAGATGGTTTAAAATCAACCTTTCTTTCAGTTCACCTTCTGCTCTGTATCGACTGAATAATTTTCTGAGGTATTGGAACCTCTTCATATCTTCTTCAAACTCTGACATCTCAGTACACTGAGGATTGTCATAATGCTTCATTGCATATAGCAGAAAGGTTGATTCTGTTAACTTCATAATGAAAAAAGGTTTATGTTGTTGCTAATATTAGCTGTCAGCTACGATTGTGTCTTCAACCGCTGTATTTCCTGTAACACCTAAGTCACCAGCATCAGATTGAGATACTTTCATTACTACGATGTTTTCAGCTTTATGACGCGTATTTCCATTTTGGTCTGTGTATGTGTTATACAAGTTCCAACCTGGAGTCTTAAGACCTTTTGCTCTGTTAGATGCAACACCTGCCTCTGTCAAGTCAACGAATACTGCGTTGTCTTTGTCGTGAGACTTATTAGTGTTATTTACATCGTCTTCGAGCCACTTAGGTATGCTGCCAGCAGCGTCTGTTTTTCCCCATAGTGCCATTGTTATTCTCCTGTTTAATTTAACGTTAAATTATAACAAAAATTACTTCAATGCTTCTTTTGAAGCTTTATAAACTGTATCAACTAATTCAGCTTTTTTCTTTCTTTTATCAAGTTCGATACCGAGGACTCTACCTTCTTCCTCAAGCTGAGCTTTAGTTAATTTATTTAATTTAGCTTTAGTAAAAGCGGGTGCCTTTTTAGGTGCATCCTTCTTCACAACTGGTTTCACAACCGGTTTTTCAACTTTCTTGTTTAAACCAAAAAAGTCTTTTAGCCATTCAATTAGTGCTTTCATAATATCTCCCATATTTTTATTACTAATTAATTATATATTAAGATTATCTTGGTGTCGGTTGACTCAAGATTCTATCTTTTTCTGAATCAGAAATCTCTTTAGCTTTATCTCTATATCTTTCACCCTCGCCATAAGACATTCTGTCGTATCGAGCTTGACCACCAGCTAATGCAATTGCAATTCTGTGATAATCATGAGAAGAATAGCCGTCTTTGCCTTTTTCTAATCCACCTTTGATGTGTTCATCAACTTTTTTTTTCACTTTAGCTTTTGCAGCTGATTTAAGATAATTAGCGTTTAAAGAATCGCATCCACCTTCTTTAACTTCTTCGCCGTCATCATCTTTACCTTCTTTATCTTTTGCGATGGCTTTCTTAATTGCTTTACGCTTCTTGTGTAGGTACTCATCTGAATCATCTACATCACCATCATTGTCGATATCTGCATCTGCTTGACCGACTGGGTCCATTTTCTTAGCTTCATCCTTTTGGTTTTTATATAATATAATACCTGCTTGAGGATGATAAACATCGTCTTTAACATCGTTAACTGTTTCAGCGTCCTCGTCTGCACCTAAGTATTTTTTAGCATAAGAAACGATAGCTTTCTCATCACCTTGTAAAATTACTACGGCGCCAGGATTAGAACTCCCAATCTTTTTCATAGTAAAACCTTTCTTATCTGCGATTTTACCAGTGAAGTGGCTAACTTTTAAATTAGCTTCAACTAATGGTTTACGGACGGATGCTTCCATAAACATATCAATTTTATCTTTAAATGACATTTCAGTCTCCCTTATAAAATATTTTAAACTATTTATCTTTTGGAGTTATCTTAATTATTAAATTATTAACTCCCTTTATTATTCTGTGGTACTCGTTTTCCTTAATCGTAAACTTCATACCAGGTTTTAATAACCAAGGTAATGCACCTTCCCATTGAAATTGCCAACCATCTCCTTCGAGAATTTCAATTTCACGCGTTTCATTATCTCTATGCCAAACGAACTCTTCGTCTGGTTTATCAACAAAAAACACCCGACGGTCTTGCACGTCAAGGTAAGGATTCATTCTTTGTTCCTCTATTTAATTAAACCAGCAATTAGCTTAACACCATCAATAATTTTCTGTGCTAAGATTTTGTTTTCTTCTAATTCTAAATCTGCATCTATCTTAGAAAGGTCAACTAAATCTTCTACTAATTCTTCGTATTCTGACTGATTTAAATCTCCGTCTTCTAAAAGACTTTTGTACTCAAGAACTTTTTGTTCTATTTCAACTTGCCATACTTCTAAGCTCATTTCCTATCTCCAAATGTTTCCAATGCTGTAGATGTTATATCATGTATGTTCGTTCTTTTAATCTTACAATATGCTTCGCTTGGTTCATCACGCTCTACTAACTCAGATGTTAATCCGTGAATACCAGCGTATATATCTACAATATTAGAATTTAATCTGTGTTCTGCATAAGTATGCAAGTACATAGCTCTATAATTCATTTGACTTAATGTAGATTTAGTACACCAACTTGATTGAGGCATAATAGAAATCACATTTAATTCTACTAATTTGCCATATTCAACGTTATCAAATTCGCTAGGTAAATATTTACCTACGTTAGCACAACTACTTAATAATAATGCTAATGTTCCTATTAAAAAATATTTCATAGTGTTTACCAAAAATATGAGCCGCCACCTTTAAGTCCTAATGATTTTGCGTATTTAGGCAATCTACATGCCCAATAACCAGGACTTAATTTATCTGTTTTTGTATCACAATTATGTCGAGCAGCGAATGACCTTGCAGCGTCTCTATCATTAATTTTAGAGGTCAACCCACCTTTCTCGTCACCGAATTGAATCTTCTTAACATTACCTGTTTGAGGATTGCGTACATATACAACATACTTTTTATCACCAGAACTTCGCTTCGGTTTGTTTAGTTCTGGTTCTTTTTCTTCCTCAAACTCAATCATTGGTTGTTCTAAAGGAACTGTAACTCCTTCATACAAACCAAAGTTTGATTCATTTAAAAAATCATGAAATCCTTTCATTAGACTTTAATGCTCGCTCTCTTCATAGATGCTAAGACGTTCTTAAATACTTTTTTGTCCATGTGAAGAACATCAGCCATACCTGTAATTGGAGCACCTTCTAAATTTTTTGGAATAGAATTACCAGATGCAGTCATTGCTCCACCCTTTGATACTTTTCTATCCATTACGATAGCAACATCATTTCCGCTAACACATACTTTAAACTCAGGTGATGCGAATACACACTTAAGATTAGAATCTGTGAGGCTGAAATTTTCTTCTAAATCTACACTTTCATCAACGCCAGCAGCCTTTTTAATCTGACTAATTTCGTCTCTTAATCTGTCAGCTAAAATTTCATGGTCTTTAATTTTCTGTCTCAGTTTACCAACTTTATCCTTGTCGGCATCACTTAATTTGGCGTTACCATATTTGTCTGTTAGCTTTTCTTCTAAGCTTTCAGGTAGGGAAACTTTCTTAGCGCGTTTTCTCATTTTATCGAGTAAGTTACGTGCCATAGTTTTCATTCTACCTAATAAAGCTTTTTCTTCAAGTTCTTCCCAACCTTCGATTTGTGCTTCTTCTCTATAATCTTTACGAATATGTTGAATTGCTCTCCACAATTCTTCACGAGTCATTGTATCACCAGCACCAACATTAGAATATCTTGTCATGCTGAACATCTTTTCCATTTCGTTGTAAATAGCTTCGTTGTCTAATTTACTCTTTGCATATTTTCTTAATTCGCGGTTTGCTTCAGCATTGAGCTTTGCATTTTCTCTTTCACTGTCTCCAATAAAAGCAAAGTAATAATCACCGTCATAGACTGGGTATGATAGAGATAACCAAGACTTCTTCAACGCACTATTGTTATGATACTTTTTAAATGAATCTTCGTTATCAATAATCCATTGTTGTTCTTGCTTATTAACACCTACTGCTCTTGCGTAATCTTCAATGGATTGTGGTTTTGACATTGCTGCTTCATTAATTGTTTCTTCATTTGTACCACAATATTGTGCATATAGTTCGTTGAATTTAGCTTCACTACAACCATATTTTTCTTTTATCTTTTCATACATTTCATGTTTAGCACAACCTGATGCATGAAGTTTTTGCATTTCTTTAACACAAGAACCTTCGTTATATTCTTGTAAACCTTTAATCTTTGGTAAACCATACCAATCGTAAGTAGCGAATCGAGCGATACTCTCTGCGGATTCTTTAATCTTTTCGTTATAAGCATAACCTTTTAAAGGCTCATCTGCTTTAACTCCAGCTGGTTTCTTTTTCTTTTTACCAACAGAAATATCATCAACTTCTACTTCAACTGTATCTTTTTCTAATTCATTTGTATTCTTTTTTAATACATTAGGACTTACTTCGTGAGTTTCATCACCGATACCAATTTTAACATAGTCTTTTCCATTTCCTAGTACCGTTGCTTTCTTCCCTTTGTATGTAACAGTTGAACGCTCAGGAAATTCAGAGGCAATCCTAGCGATATCTGATTTTAAACTTTCATCGATACATTGTTGTAATTCTTCTTTTGATTCAAATGGTACTTCTTTATATCCTTGACTCTTAAGGTCAGCAATCTTCTTCTCATTACCTTTACGCTTCATTGAAGCACGATGATGTCCACTTGCATCGTCTTTAGCTAACTTAATATACAGGTGTCTATCCTTTTTAGGTGTAGACCATTTCTTGACTAAGTCGTCTCGGCCATAGAATGAGCCTTCAGTATGTTGTTTGAAACTTTTCATTTCCGTTCTATCCTCCGAATTCGTGTCCTGCAACACGTTTCATTTGTTTGTTAAATTCTTCTTGTGAAGGTTTATCTTTATATAACTTAATTGTGAGGTGAGCTTTTTCTTTGCCCTTAATTCTCCAATTATAACCTTTCTCTTTATGTTCTGGTTTGGTTGTTTTTACAACTCGTCTTTTATAACCTGCTTCCCAAGTTTCTGATTTCTTTTCTTCAAGCTCATTCTCTTCATTCTTTAATCGAGCATGACCTTTACGTTTAAAATCAGTTTCTACTTTTTTCTTAATTAAACTAGCAACCACATTAACATCGTGTAGTTTACCTTTTTGTAAATCGTCATTTAACTTACGACTTATTAATTTAAGTAAACTCGCAACGATTGCAGAATTTGATGCTGCTAAAGTTGCTTCATCTAAATCCTCACCCATAACCAGTGTCTGTAATTGAGAAATCATAGTGTTCAATACTGGCAATGGAAGTGTTTGAAGAACCTGAGCCTGTTTAGACGTTAATCCTTTAATCTTACTTATTGCCTTCTTAATATCTATACGTTTTTCATCAAGGGTTTCTTCTGGTACACAATTAGGAACCATTTTCTTCCCTTTCTTTTTCATACCGACTTGTTTATAACCGTCCCAACAAGTCTTTTCGTATTGATATTCCAGAAAGCTTTTCACTTATTTCTTTCCTTTTAAATCTCTTATTTGGTCTCTTATATCTTGGATTTTCATCATTTGCTTCTGTGCCATTTCTTCTTGCTCATCAGCACGTCTTTCATTAGCTTCAACACCTGAGTGACCTTTTTTCCTTCCTTCCGAAGCAGCTTTTCTGTATTTACGTTCTGCCTCGTCGTGAACAGCTTGTTGATTATAATGAAATTCTAATTTCTTTTTCAATCTTTCAAGTTCTGGTTCTTGTTTTGGTTTTGAGACTACTCTTGGTCCTTGGTTTCCATCGTTACTGTTATCTCTATAACCAAAGTGCATACCACGAAGTCCCTCAAAGATTTTTTGTAACTTCATATACTCTCTGTCAATAACAAAATCTCTATCTACAGGAACAGTTCTCTTACCACCATTATATGTAAATGTAATTTTCTTATCGTCAGTTTCTGGTCTTATGATTTTTCCACCATTGCTTCGTATTTGTTTTTCTACTGTAGAAACTGCAACTGCACCTTCCATTATTTCTTCATCGATAGCAAGGTCTTCATCAAATAAACCAGCATCTCTCATTTGTTTTTGAGCATCTCTTTTCGCTCTTGCATCCCATTTAGCACTTGCCTTCTGTCTCTTTTCAGCGGCTTTCTTAATCATTAAATAACGTTTTGCTTTTTGGTCTGCAGTCATTGCTTCAGGTAATACGTCGAAATCGAAGTTTTCAGTAATACCATCATTGATATGTCTTCCTGCTTGGAGATTAGAGATTTGTCTTTGATACTTTTGAATATCTTTCTTTTTCTCTTGTGCCTTTTGTCTCCATTCATTACCTGTATGAGCACCGAACTTTTCATTACCTTGTGCTGCACTAGCTAATTTCTCGAATTTTCTAGCACGTTCTTGAGCGCGTTGGATTTTTTCTTTAATCTCTGCGATTTTTTCCATTGCTCTACCTCTATCACCAGAAGCATCTCTACGTCCTTCAGGAGTTTTAGCAAATCTTCTCTCATAAGATGATAGTGAACCTCTGTAGTATCCATCTTCTTCCATAAGAGCATCTACGATGTCACACTGATGTTCTTCATTCGCTCGTCTTAAAGCATCTGCAACTCGAGGATGTTTTTGTAAACCTTTTTTCAATCTTGAGATTTTTTGATAAGCTGCACTATAATTACCCTGCTTATATCTTGGGTCATTAGCAATACCTATTGCCATTTTAATATCTTTAGATGTAATAGGACTATCGAAATCGTCTCTTTCTTTTTTCTTATCGAGTTTTGCTTGCGCAGTATTGACACCAGAAATTCTTTTATTTAACCTTGAGGCAGCGTCAGGATTGCCCTTCGTCATGTCGCCGGACGCTTTACCTGCGTCACTTGTTGCCTTCGCCACATATTTTCTTAGTTTATCCTGTGAGATTTCATCTAAATTAGACTCTGGTAAAGACATAATAAATTTAGATACCTTTTGCTTAGGTCCTTCTACGGATATATCTAAACCGCCACTTCTTGATTTTTTACTGTGTGGTTGTAGCCCAGCTTTCTTAGCGAGTTGAACTGCGACTCTTGCTGTGTCTGCGTCCATATCCACTAACTGAAATTTTTCATGACCTTCTTCTAATTCTTCACCAATACCAGCACCGCGGTATTTACTATGGAAACTACTACCAGGTTTTGCATAACTTCTTGCGAGTTGAATCTTATCTTTTTGGTCTTGTTTTGCAGTACTACCTAATCGAATATGTCTTGCGGCTGCTTGCATACAAGATTTTTCAGAACTGTAGATACCTAATTCTTTACCATCAACAGTACATTTCCATTTTCCACCTTGTGGAACTACTCTTACCTTTTTACCATCAATATTATACTCATTAGGTCTTATAGTTTTAGTTTGACTTGTTGGTTTTAATTCTTCTTCTACTGGCTTTTCAGGTTGAGTTCTTTTAAGCCACTTTTGAATGTCTGTAAATTTACCAGAAATGTGGAGCAACCACATCTTATTACCTTTAACTTTTTCAGATTTTGCATCGAGATTCATTGCCATTGCTTTACGTTCAGCCTTTGCAGCATCTTGTAATGTTTCAAACTTAAATGATACTGTCATTTCTAATAGATTAATATTAGTATTGTCAGCTGCAATCTCTGATAAACCTTTCTTTTTCTTTAATGGTTGTTCAGCAGTTTTACCTTGACCAGGTGTGTCTGATGCAAGTTTATCTTTTGCTGAAGTGGTTCCCCAGAAACCTGCTCCATGCTCTTCGAATAAATTTTTAAATTTCTTCATTAGTCCTTACCTTTATGTTGTTTCCACAAATCCGCGTCTGTTGTTTTTTGTGTTTTACCCCCGGTGGCAAAACTATTAACTCTTGCCAATCCCCACTGAGTAGGAGTAGTTCCGGGTCTGTGACCGGTTCTCCATGCAGCAACACCTCTATCGAATACTTTTTTAAGGATTCCATAAGGGATTCCAGTTTTTTCAGCCTTTTTCTTAAGAGATTTTTTAGGATTGCTTTCAAAGATGAAATCAAGTTCTTCCCCTATTTGCTCAAGTTCTTTAATTTTTGCACTACGTTCTGCTGCTATTTCTTCAGCTTTTTTATTAATTTTAAAACGTTTATCAACAACTACTGAACCATTACGTGCTAATAACATGTGAGGTCTTTTCAAACCTGCTCTTTCGTAATTAGTTTCACCAAACATCTTTTTAAAATTTTTGGTGTGTTGACTTGGTTTTGTTTCTGCTGTAGCATCACCAGGTGCGGGTTTATATGCTTTAGGATTATCATCGTCCATCTTAGCTTGTTTCTTAAATTGAGCTTTACGTTTGTCAGCTGTTGACTTTGCTAACCCAGTGTGATATGTTGGGCCTTCATTCATGCGTTGTTCTAATGTATATTCTTTATATGAGTGTTCAGCACTCTCATTTACATGTTGTAAAGCTTTACGAACTTCAGGATGCTTTGATAATCCTCTTTTAATCTTTTCGATTTCTTTAATGGCATAGTTCATGTTACCACCAAGGTCTAATGCCAATTCAATCGCTAATTTTGTCTTCTCATCTCGTGCTGCTCTTTTTGCAGCAGGGTTGTCTCTATAATACTGAGAAACTTCTCGACCAGTAAGTTTTGATTTACCCATTGGAGATAACGGGTCTAATTTACCATTCTTAACTCTCTCAGATAAGAAGTTCATTACTGCGTAGTCTAAAGATTCTTTCTTAAACTCTTTTGGTTTCTTTGGTCCTTTCTTCGCTGGGGAAGTATCAACCTTCATAATCTTAACCTTCTTAGGTTTCAACGGACTAGATTTCGCTTTCATTTTACTTGCTAATCTTGCACGTTCTGCCTTTTTCACTTTAGGTAAGAACCTACGCATTAAGATATCAATTCTATTCTTAGGAATCTTTTTAATTCTATCGTCAACTCTCTGTCTTGCACTATATGGCATATCACCATAATTAACTGCTTTAGAGAATCTCTTCTTAAGCATTCTATATACTAAACGACGAGCACGTCTTTTAAGAACGTCGACTGTTGCAACCCTCTTCATAGCACGTCTTCTTCCCATTCTGAGTTTACTTCTCATACGCTTCATTAACATTTTGCGCTTGAGTCTTTGTTGACGTGTTAGTGCTTCACCTATTAAATCTTCAGTGAGGTTTTCGTCCATAAAGATTTCATCTAAGAATTCATCATCGAAATCTTCAAACTCTATTTCCATTGTTTCTTGGAGTCCCATTCCAACTCTTACTGCATCATATACTGTTTTTGCAGAACCTTTGAGTTTGGTTGGTAATCCTTTCTTAAAGGAAGTAAAGTCTTCATCTGCAGCTGCTTGTCTCATCTTGGACGCAGACATTCCCGTAACGCCTTCTGAATCCGGGTCTCTTTCCCCAGCTGAGATTACTTCGATATTATTAAAAGTATAGTCTCTACCATTATATTGGTTGAGCATTCTACTAAATTCGTCTACACGGTCGGAACCTACAACAAGCACTAAATCACTATATTGACGTTGTAATTCTTTAGCAACTTCTATGATGGTGCGTGCTCGTGATTTAACAATCACTTTATTTCCGAATGCGCGTTTAGCGAATAAGATTTTTTGGTCGTATGTGAGTGGATTTTTTTTGGAGTCCTGAGTTTGAGATAAGTAGATTAGTGGTGTTCCGCCTTTGGATAAGGCAGTGGAAACGACCTTATTGACCAATTTTTCATGACCAACTGTCACAGGGTTCATACGACCAAATGATATAACAGCAACCCCTTTGCGAGGCGCTTCGTCTACGGAAGGTTTCGTATTTACGAACTTTTTAGGATTTAACTTTTTCTTACCAATCTTTCTTAATTGAGGATTTGTTTTAATATTCTCTGCATCTTTAAGTTTCTTGGCAGCATCGGCAATTCCTGCATCAATGTCACCCATCTGGTCCTGTGTTCTTTCACTGGAAAATGGGTCTTCAGGATTTACCTTAGGTTCTGATTTAGGTTCTTCTTGGTCTATATCATCTGTGTCATCAGTTTCTGGTGCTGCATCAACTTTTCCATCAACTGGTTCTTCGTCGCCTTTTTTACCACGACGTTTTGCTTTCAACTCTTCAGGCGATTTAGGATTATCTTCTCCTGGTGTCGCTTCATCGAGTTGAGCTGACGATACACTATCCAAGAATTCTTGAAATGTTTGGCTCATCTGTTAAGTCCTAATTAAAATTTAAATCTACTCTGGTTTATTTATAATATTTTGAAAAACTGGAGATAAATTCATAGTTAACGTGTGCACTATTTGCCCAAATAGTTGATTCTCTCAAATATCCTATTGCAGGTGTTGGTGACATAATACACAACGGAATATTTGTTCTACGTTGTCCTCGTATAAAATATGCATTATCAACAGCACCTAAAACACCTTTTGTTTCTATTTCATATACAAGATTTTGTGCTGTTCTCTTTGTCATCATATATGCATGAGCACCTTCGTGGCCATCAATAGGGATTAATTCTCTAGGTTCGTTCTTAGCATCTAAAAATCTATAGTTCCAATAGTCTGGTAATTTATATCCTAAAGTAATTAAATAATTGTCTGGTACTTTAATATCAGGTTTATAATACATAATTGCATCATGTTCTAATACAATACCAACTTCGTCGTCACCCTCAGCAATCATTTTCCATATTTTACCATGTCCTGCACTACAACAATTTGCTTTTTGTGCAGGTCCTGGGTTAGGTAAATACTTTGGTGGTTCATAGAATTTCATTTTAATTCCAGTTAAACACCATGCAGCTTTACCCAACATGTTTTGATAACCTTCAACGTATTCCCAATCTAAATCAATAGCATCACATGATTCAGCACAACCTTTAGCATACTTTATTGATAAAGGGTCGTTAATTCTTAAAATATATGCTTTCACTTTGGGTCACCTTGAGGAGGAGTTACTAATTTTTGCATATAAGTATTTGCTTTGTTGAAATCATCAAAGGTTTTTGAATCACCTTTATATTCAACAATATACTCTCCTTCTCGAGGACACTTCAAAACTACTGCTGTATTTAAATAATTATTGTCGTTGTTTAAGTCCATTATACAATTCCATATCTTCTTTAAAGTGCGCATTTAAACCTTGTAGCGCTTCTATGTCGAATGATATTTCACTTGATTTATCTTTTCTTGTATCTGTTTTATGTTTAGGTAAAGGATGTTCAATTACAATTTTATTATTATAACAGAATTGGAATAGTTCTTCTTCTAAGTTTTCATATAACCAAAAACGTCCTACTCGTTCTTCACCTATTTTTAATAAGTCTGATTGTCTAATAGCAGAATTAGCATCATTATCGAATACACCATTGTTCGTCCATGATTTATATTCTTCTAGAGATGCATCTCTTCCAGGTGTTCTAAATTTCTTATAGAAATAATAAAAGCTTTTTGCTCTATCAACTGGGTCTCTTAATAATGCGAATACATCGTATTCACGTGCTTGTTCTTCTGTAATAACACCTTCAGCAATTAATTGATTTAAAGTAAAATGATAGAAAGCATAAGGTCGATAACGAGATACAATACTCTCGTCTAGTGTTCCCGGCAAATTACTATCTTCTACTTCAGTGTATATAGCATCTGGGTCATCAACGTTTCGAATAAAGAAATCCGACAAACTACTTGATGCAGTTTTCGGCGTGCGTAAAAAGAGAAATTTATATTTGTGTGATAAGTACATTATACTCCCTGTGAATAATCAATACAATTAAATCCCATTCCAGTACTTCCCCATTTGTGGTCAGCATATATTTTATCTGGTCCATCATATCTTTGGGCACCATTAATATAAAACTGAGGAATGAAGTAGTGCGATGGGAATATTGTTAATTTGTGTTTAAAGCTTGGAACGAACTTCGAAAGGAATCCATTCCCTGTAGACACAAAAGGTTGTGGGTGTAATTGGTGTGGTTTTAACGTATGAAGCGTATCAATTAATAATTTAATAAACTCATTGCCAGGATTACATGCGAAAATAGGTTGAACAAAATCTGGTCGACCTTTTTCATTTTCATAACATGTATAAGCATGGTCTTCTGGAGATTGCCATAACTCATCTGTATTCTCTAAACAAATCATATCAGCTTCAGCAATAAATCCACCATGTTCATATAATAATTCATATCTTATTAAATCAGATACACCACAAAAAGCTTTTGCATTATAGTAATGTTCTATTAAAGGTTGGTTATACCATCTTCTTTGTCTGAGCATAGCATCTGTAAAAATACTATATTCCCAATCAGGATGTTTATCTCTCCAAGTATACATCCACTTCAAAGGTGCTGGTCTGGGTCCAACCCAGATATGCATTAATTTCTTTTCAATGGTACAGTCCATTATTTTAATATCTCTAAAATTCTCTCTGCAATCTTTTTAAAGTCTTCTTTCGTTTTTCCACGAGTTGTTTCTGCTGCGGTACCGATTCGAATACCAGAAGTTTCTACAAAACTTCTTGGGTCGTTTGGAATACCATTTTTATTTACGGTAATACCATTCTCTTCTAATCTATCAGCAGCTTCTCTTCCTGAGTATTTGCATTTACTCAAGTCAAGTAATATAATATGAGAATCAGTTCCACCCGTTTGAACTGAAATCACATCCGATGTTTCAAATACTTCACACATTGCTTGAGCATTTTCTACAACGTTCTTAGAATATATATGGAATTCTTCAGTGTCAGCTTCGAGGAAGGCTTGTGCTTTCCCTGCAATCATATTCATTAATGGTCCACCTTGAGTGCCTGGGAAAATACTACTATTAATCTTCTTAGTATAATCAGGATTGTTCCATAATATAATTCCACCACGAGGTCCACGTAAAGTTTTATGTGTAGTTGAAGTAACAAAATCTGCATGAGGAACGGGACTTTCGTAAGCTCCACCCGCAATTAAACCAGAATAATGCGCCATATCAACCATTAGATATGCACCAACCATATCAGCAATTTCACGGAACCTTTCCCAACGAAGTTGACGTGGGTACGCGGACGCTCCCGCGATGATAAGTTTAGGTTTTACTTTTGTTGCAATACGTTCAATTTCTTTCATACTAATCCAACCACAAGCTTCATCTACTCCATAGGAATATGCATCATAGATTTTTCCACTAATAGTAACTGGAGCACCATGTGTTAAGTGACCTCCACTTGCTAAATCCATTCCTAGGATTTTATCACCTGGTTTTAAGAAAGCATTATATATTGCGAGGTTTGCGTTTGCTCCACTGTGTGGTTGAACATTCGCAAACTCACACCCGTAAATATCTTTGAGTTTTTGAATCGCAAGAGATTCAATTTCGTCCATGTGTTCACATCCATTATAATAACGTTTGCCAGGATAACCTTCGGCATACTTATTAGTAAATTCAGAACCACATAGTTTCATAACAGCATCTGATGCGAAATTCTCAGATGCAATGAGTTCAATTGTTGTTTGTTGACGCTTTAATTCTTTTTGATATATTCTATCAATTTCTATATGCATTGTTTTTCCTTAATGTGCGATTAGTGAAATAATATGTGTGAGTGCTTCTTCAGCTGGGTCATTAGAACCAAGTACATCGTATGAAATACCTAATCTATTAAATTGAGATATGATTTCTGTATCTATTTGGATACTTAATTCTTTGTCTTGTGCTCTACCATTTTGTTCAAAGGTTTCTGGTCTAGTGAGCATAAAATTTATATTAGAATATTTTTCATAAATCTCAAAAGCAATTCGGTCAATTAAATCTGAGTACAAAGGACCAGAATATTTTTCTCTATATAGAGGAGACAATAATACTGGACTGTCTGTAATAATATAATCAACTTTACCTGCTAATCTTAAAATTTTTCTATGTTGGTGAGCTAATACCCAGAGTTGGTCTTGAAGCATAGGGATGTTTCCTTCCCATACACATTCTTTGGCAAACTCATCTGTGAGTTCTACTTCATATCCCAACATTTTCATTCTATAAAATAATCCTGCGGCGGCCGTACTCTTACCAGATGATGGACCACCATAGAAATTAATCACTCTTGTTTTTGTCATGTTTTTTCAACTAACCATAAAAAATCATCTTCTACAATATAATTACCTTCACCATATAATTCTTCAACAGCTTGTTTGACTGTTGGGAAATGAATATCATGTCCAATAATCATACCACCTTTACGAACTTTTGGAGCCCATGCTTCAACATCTCTCATAACACCATTATAAGAATGGTCAGCATCGATAAAAACAAAATCTAAACTTTCATCTTCAATCTGCTTTGCGGCTTCAGTCGTATAATCTTTAATAATAAAAGCTCTGTCTTTGTATCCTTTACAGAAACTTACGAGGTCATTATAGTACGCTTCATGATTCCAAGCATGACCATTTTCACCTGGTGTCCATTGTTCAGGTCCATCATAACCTGGCTGAGCTTCATATAAATCAACTCCATATAGAGTAAGATTATGACATGTTTTAACTAGGTGTTTAAATGTTTCACCTAACCAAACACCGAGTTCTGCTCCTCTTGTCCACCCATTCTTTCGAACGTATTTTTCGATTGTAAGCCATCTCCAGATGTTTCCACCATCGTGACCTCTATCCATTATTTTTCCCATTGTTTTCTCCTGTTACTGTGCACAACAAATATTCTATATAATCAAATATATTATAACACATTTGGATTGAATTGTCAATTAATTTAAGACCAAAATATCATAATATAAGTTTGAGTTATTCTTCTGTCTCTTCTTTTGTATCTTCAATCAAAACTTTTTCTTCTCTATTAGGTAGTTTAAGTTTTGATTCGTCTACTGTAGGTCCTTTACCAAATATTGGACCTATATTGTATGGTGATGCTGTTAGGTTTTTAAATTGCAATTCCATTGTGAATTGATAACCTTGACCTGCACCTGCTTTAACATACCCTAATCTTTTTTCTGCCTGTTCCGCTTTAGTAACACCTTTAGATTGTACTCTAACACGCATTACACATGTATGACAATCGTCCCAAAGAGGAACCTTTTCTGTTCCGAACTTATCTCTATTTATTCTAGCTGGGTCACTGATTCCTAAGAGGTAAAATCCGTGAGTTGCAACATTTAAATAGTGTGTATACTTTAAATTATAATACTTTGAAATCGTATCAGAAGGCATTTGAAAGTAAATATCTGGGCATTGTTCTTTATCTAAAATATACCTTGTACGTAAATCATATCCATAATGCACTCGAGCATTTTCCATTTTAGCAGCCCAGTCCTCAGTCTTATCTTTTTGTAATAAAGGATAGTTTAAGTGTTGGTCACTAGGATGTGTAAAGGTGCTTTTCCTTCTCCACTTGCGTTCTATAACACTAAGCATATCAACTTTTTCTGCTAGGCCTTTTAGAAATTCTTTTTCTTCATCTCCATCAGTATCACCGTATGCATACTTACCCATACCTAAGTGATGAATGACAAGAGAACCAGCTGAAGCTAAACCAAGTTTTAATTCGCATCCATATTCTTTTCCTTCAAAAAGAATGTCTAAATCTGGTCTGTCTGATGCCGCGCCCGCGGGTGAGTACGTGGGTTTTACCCAATCGTATTTTTTGAGTGTCTTTGCAACTTCTCGTTCATAGGCAAACCCTTGTTGGGCGGCCATTTACTTATCCCAGCCTTTAATATACTCTGTTGAGAAGTTTGCTTTTGAGAATTCCAATCTATCAACGAGTTTAAGACTATTTCTTCCAAGGTGGTCGATAGCAACAAATCCTTCTTGACCTGTTACTTCAAATCCATCTTTTGTTTTAAGGAATGTTTTAAGTCCATCAACATGATTAAGCTTATCGATAACCATGTGTTTTGCATCAACTAAAAGATTGTATAGAGAAAAGATTGCTTCGATATGTCTCATATTCGCTTTAGAAAAATATTTCAATACATCATTACCAATTTTAATCTTAGCAGCCTTTGTTGTTGGTTGTTTAACTTTATCAGCTTGTTTCTGATAATATTCTTTAATGTATGCTTGTAAACCAATAAGGAAAGATTTTGGTTCACCAATACGTTCACCATCTCTTACCTTACTATTAATATAAGTGTTTACTCTTGCGTTTAATTCTGTGTTAGTACCTAATTCATTGAGTACTTTTGCTGGTATTCTTCTGAAAATTTTACCGGCATCTGAAAGAACCTTTGTTATATCAGTCGTTTCTTTTTCAGTAAAAGTTACGTTACCTGATTTATCTTCAAAGACTGCATCTACTGCCCAGACTGATTTTGGGACTTTGAGATAAGGTACAATCTTCTTTCCAAAACTTGCTGACATTGATTCAAAATCTTTTCCTCTGTAGACTGTATGCCAGACCACACCGATTTTTGAGGCATTAATTGTTTTTCCAAGGTCACTATCTTTTGGTACCGCGTAAACAATCGTGTTAGGATGAAAAGTAATATACGTCTCTCCATCGATAGTTTCAGTTTTAAGGTCGTCGTTCGTATATAAGAAATCACCTTGTATTACTCCTTCACGTAATCCGAGTTTTGAGAACTCGGCAAGGGCAACTTTGAATTTAGCATTCAAGTCACCTTTGATATCATTATCAATTTCTGCATTTGTTTTATAAATTTTTGGATTCTTATTAAAGACTCCTTTCTTTGCTACAAAGAACTTACCATCAGTTGGGTCAATCCCAGCAAAGAGTGCAGGCGCACCATCCCATTTTACAGTTAAACTGACGGGAGCGGAAGTATGTCCAGCTAACATATCACGTATTGCTCTAATATAAGAGAATACGTTACGTGTTCCAACTACTCCACCATCAATGACCGCATCTTCCAAATGTGTCATGTGAAGATTTTTAGCTGCTTCCGATAAGTATTGTTTAAACGTTATCATGCTGGTAAATTAATCCTCAGAGGTTTGTAACCCTTTGTTTTCGCTTTCGCAATCCATTCTTTTGCTTGACGATTTTTAATTTCTTTGTTTTTAAATGCTGTGGCAAACCTATAACCTTCCATACCTGTCTTATTATAATCCATTCCTTCTGAATTGTCAAGGACTAAAAATTCTTGTTTAAAGAAAGTTTGAAATTTACCAATATTATTTTGTACTTGTTTCCAATAATCAATTACTGATTTATCAGGTAGAGAACGTGCTCTCTTTTTATTCCTGTCTAATGCAGTTTCTAAATCTGTGTTGACGTAAATCATTGCTACGTCATATCCAATACTCTTTAAGTCTTGTGCTTGATTTTTTATTTTATCGAAGTCCTTACCTGTTCCATCGATAACTAAACCTAATCGACCTTTAACATAAGAGTTTACTTGAATTTGTGTTAATCTTTTTGCCTTTCCTCTTACTGCTTGACCCATTGTACTAAAAATACTCTTAGGGTCCATTTCCATACCAGCTTTCTGCATGGCACGTTCAAATGCAATATCTGAATTGACCATTTTAAAACCGAGTGATACAATAGAAGATTTACCAGTGATAAAGGATTTACCTGAACCTGGTCCACCTGCTAAGAAAATTGCCTTAAAGATTGCTGGGTCGTTAGGACCCTCTTCAATTGATTCTCTCCATGTTTCAAATCTTTTATACATACTCGTCAAAATCTTCTGGGTCTAATCCCGCAAAACTAACTGAACCTGATACTGCTTTCTTTTCACCTTCTTTAACACCAAAGGTAACAATATTTTTACCTGTAGGTCCTACAATATTAATTGTAACTCGTCCTGCAGGTGGGTCTATTTTAATATCAGATAAATCTAAATCTGGATGTTTAGCAATAATTTCAGATTTTTTAGCAGTCGTAATTGCCATCAACATCTTTGTTTCTTTATCATTAAAGCCCATAATATCTAAGATACGTTCACCGAGTTGTTCAGTACCTTCGAGGTCTTTAATTGTTTGATATACGAGTTCTGCAACTCGAGGGTTGATAGGTTTACGTGCTTCTCCTCTTGCGGCTTCTAATTTTGTTTGGTCAAGTTTATCAATTTGAGCATCAGTTAAACCGCGTAATCTTTTTATCTTATCACGTACTGCTTGTTGTTTTTCTGGAGTTTTAGCTTTTAATAAATCTTTGTGGTCTTGTTTAATTTTATCTAAGTTAGAAGATTTTTGAATTAAATCAATAAGTACTCTGTCTGTTTTTGCCTTTTGGTCAAATTTAGCTGCATACTTATCTCCACCTAAGTGTCCGCATAAAGCTTTTGCGGTTGTATTTGCAAGACCTACAGTTTTCTTTCCATATAATTTTAAAGAATAACCATCAAGGATTTCTTTACCTTCTTTCATGATAGCAACACGAATGTCTGCTTTGAAATCGATTCCATCTTGGAATGCGAGATTATCGAGGTAAGCTCCTATGATAGTAGCTTTTTGAGCAACAGCATTTGAAATAAGAAAGTTCGCCATATCAAGAGAACCTTTCTTAATAATGGCGATATTCTTATTGTACTGTTTAGAATTAAAGGCTCTTAAGTCTTTATCCCATTTTTGAACTGTTTGGTTAATTGGTAATCTATACTTTTCGTAATCTTTAGATATATTAACCTGTTCACCTCTATGATTGAAGAGGAATTGACATACTAATGCTTCGTTATAGTTTCCTTTAATGGCTTCGAGTCCACCTTCAAGAAGAACATTATCATGTTGAGATAGAATATCTTCTTTGACTTGAGCGGGAATATTGATTTCGACTTCTTTAAATAGAGGAGCTCGTTTAACCTCACGATTAAAGAGCATTGCGATACCTCTTTTTAACGCTGTCCATGTTGCTTTAAGCTTACGAACAATGTTATCACCCATCTTTTTAAGAAAGCGAATTTCTTGTAATTCTAGGTTAATTTCCTCGAAACTTCTTACGTTCTCGCTAAATCTTTGAGGTTTAGAAACAGCAAAAGTGCTCTCATTTACTGGAGCACTTACTGTTTTTTCTTTCGAATTTTCTGACCTAAAGTCACTAAAGTTTTTCATTGGCGCCTTATCTATAATGAATATTTAGTATGTTATGACTTATTTATAATTTATGTAAGCGTTACATCTGAAAATACGCTTTTACGAGTACCTCTCATTCTTCTACCTATATCTGTTTTATCGAACATAGGTCCGTCATCATCAACTATCTTCTTTTTTCCAGAGCTACCACCGGAACTATCATCAACATTAATATTTCTTTGAGCACTTTCTTCCAATTCGTAAATCTTCATTTTGGCTCTGTCAATACCAACGAGGAATCTTCTATAATAACCTATGTCACCCCAACGATTCTTAAGTTGCTTAATCATAATTTGACCAAGGTCGTCAAGTTGTTCAGATGTCACGATTGCGAAGATGGCATCAGCAGTATGAGTAATACCCATAGATTCAGAAGTGTTAGTCAAGTCAACATCAGAATTTCCATAACCGTCCCTATTGAACTGAGAGGATGTTACAACGGCGCAGTTGTATTCCATTGCCAACCCACGAACTTCTTCTGCAATAGATTTTACGAGTGTATAACTATTCGCAGCTGCAGCACCTCTTACTCTAGATGATGCACATATATTTAAGTAATCAAGGAAGATTACATCAGGTTGAAAGTTCTTTTTGAGGCTGAGTTCATTAAGTAAATGTCTGAAATGACCAGAGTGTACTGAACCAGTAGGATATTCTTTAATAACGAGTTTACCAGGCGTTTTAGTTTTATACCTGGCCATACGTTTACCATAAACATCTCTTGGGATTTCTTGAACTTGGTCAATAGTAATATCCATAATGTTGGCATCAATCCTACGACCAATTTCTTCTTCTGCCATTTCCATTGTAATATACAGAACATTCTTTCCATACATTAAATGATTAGCAGCCATGTGGCATTTCAATAATGATTTACCACCACCCGTTGTTGCCAATAAGACAGTCATTGATTTACGAGGTAAACCACCTTTAGTAATTTTATTAAAGATATCGATATCAAATGGAATACGTTCTTCTTTCTTGTGATAGTGTTCATATCTATCTTCAAAGTCATTTAAGAAGTCGTGACCAACACTAGTGTCGAAAGAAATACCCAATGAGTCAGATAGGAGTTTAGGTATTTCACCTTTGCCTATACTAGACTCACCATCGAGTATGTTAATTGATTTACGAATTGCGTTATATAAATCTTTGTCTTGGCAAAACTTTTCAGTTTCATCAATGAGATATTGTACATTAGTATCGACATCAATACTCAACGTATTAATGAGTTCATTTACTTGATTGTAATTATCTTCGTTTAAATCTTTACGATTATCAACAGCAATTCTCAGAGCCTCAACTGAAGGAGGCTCTTTGTATTTGTCTACGTATTCAGAGACAGTCGAAAAGACTTTACGAAGAGCAATATCCTCAAAGTAATCTTCTTTTAGATAAGGAAAAACCTTTCGGCTATAATCCTCATTCAGAATCAGATTCGATAATATCGTCTTCTCTATCATCTTCTACTTCCTCGCTTACACTATCAATCATAGTGAGTTTAAATTTCTTCTCAACAAAATCATTGAAACGCTTATCATCAATAAGACCTTTGAAGAATGCTTCATCAGCTTCAATATCTTTGAGTCTACGTTTTGGTTCAATAATCTCACCTGTATCCATATTTACCAAATTGTACCAGCCTTGATTTGCTTTCGTCAAGTGACCAGATTCAAGAGCTAAGTCAAATAGACTTGAATATTTTTGGATACCTGTGTCATATAAGACTGTGAATGGTAACTTAGATTTTTCTTTAACATATCTTGATTTCTCAATATTAATGGTAAACTTAAACCCTTGTAGTTCAGTACCTTGCTTTTCTTGAGCTTTAGATATAATAAAGATTTGGTTAGCCGAATAGTAAATACCGGTACCACCAGACACCACGTTCTTTGGAAACAATCCAATTTCCTTATAGGTATGGTTAACAGCAATCATTGGAATATCCTTTCCAGTGAGCTTAGGTGTAACGATACGGAATAAAGATTTAAGCTGTTTAGCACGTGACATGTCAGCAACTGACTTTTCATTTTCAGCATCTTCAACTTCTTTACGAGAAGCGAGGTTACCTACTGAGTCAATCATGATGAATACTTTATCGCCCTTTTCAATTTCGTTTAACCTTTTAGTAGCATCAAACTTTAATTGTTCAACGTCTTCAATAGGAACGTGAATAACACGATTAGTATCAATATTATAGCTTTCCAAATATTCAGGCGTAATACCGTATTCTGAATCATATAAGATTGCAACACCTTCTGGATATTTTTGAAGGTATGCTTTCATACAATAAAGTCCCAATAATGTTTTGAAACTTTTAGATTCACCGGCTACAACCGTGAGACCAGGAAGTAAACCACCTTTCAAAGAACCGCAGAATGCGATATTTACGATAGGTAGTTCTGTTTGAATTGGGTCTTTTTCGTTAAAGAACGAACTTTTACTGAGAACAGTCGACCCTTTGACTGAACCAGCTTTTAGCATTTTATCTAATAGACTCATATTATTCTCCACTTAATATTTGATATAATTTATCTGCAAAAGCGTCTAGCTTCGAATAACGGTCGGGCCAATAGATATAATCCTTTTCAGGATTTGCCTTTAGGTTATTTAGTAATGGTACTATTGCATCATATAATAACTGAGCTTTTTCTGATGCGCTTGTTGCAGCAGCAGCTTTTGTCTCAGCTTCAAGTTTAGATTGCTGAACAACGTCGAGTTCATCAGCATCCATGGCTGTAAAACCAAAATCAAAATCAACGATTGATTCTGTAATTTTGTTATCTGTCATTTGTTTCTCCTTTAAAAAATAGGGAGGGATTGGCTACCCTCCCATACGCATCATTAACCTCTTGCGAGTTCTTTAAAGATTGACAAATCATCATCGTCATCATCAGCTTGAACACTAGGTTCTGCTGTTGGTGTCGGTTCAGGCGCTTGAGCTGTTTTAGCATCAAACGTCAAGTCATCATCACTAGTGTCTTCTTCAAATGTTGACTGAGCAACTGGTTCATCAGAAGATAAGTCAAGTACTCTGTAAAGCTTAGTCTTTAATTCCGCATAGGACTTAAAGTTCTTAGGGTCTACAATGTCTTGTAGTGAATGTTGCGAATTCCAAACGGTTTCCAATTCTCCATCGTCTTCGAACAATGCTGATGGTGCATCAAACTCTGACTTATCATAGTTTGGATAACCTTCAAACTGACGAATTTTCAATCTGAAGTTTGCACCTTCCCATAGGTCGAAAGGATTTACTGGTTCTTCATCTTCAAAAGTAGGATTCATTAAGTCATTCAACTTATCAAAGATTTTCTTACCAAAAGCGTATAGGAAAACTTTTCCTTCGTTTTCTGGATTGCTTGGGTCTTTCACCACGTAGATATTAGAAGTATACTTCAATCTACGTTTTTGCTTACGAGCCTGGTCTTTATCAGCTTCAACACCTGAGTTCCAAAGTTTGGAGTTGTACTCAGATACTGGGTCATCTTGACCAAGAGTTGTAAGCGAGTTTTCGATATACCATAATCCTGTAGGACCTTGGAACCCGTGGTCCCATACTCGAACGAAAGGCATTTCTTCACCTTGAGGCGCAGGTAAGAAACGAATTACTGCGAATCCGTTACCGGCTTTGTCTCTAGTTGGTTTCCAAAATTTACCTTCATTCGGGTCCGAATAAGATTTGGTAGTGATTTTCTCGAGTTGAGCATTAAGCTTATCGAGAGATTTAGAACGATTCTTCTTTAACGAAGCAAAGTTTGTAGTTGCCATAATTTTTCTCCTTTATATAGCGTTATTTTGCGTAGTATTGCGACAATCAAAAAAAGTATCCACGTGTAATGGATTTAAACTTTTCTTCATTGTAATCTAAGAAAGGCTTATATTTCTTAGACTTGTTTATTATATCACATGAGACGATTTTGTCAACTATTTTTTCACTCCAATATGAAAATATTTTCGCTTGGTGTGAGAGAATAGTGAAAGTTTCTAATGAAATTTTCTTTTGACTAAACATCGTCATTATATGAGGATGCTGTCCGTCTCGTGATACAAAGTTTTGTTGGTAGTCATCTAATAGATGAACCAACTCAGATTTGAAAACATGACTCAAAGAATCTTGTTTTCGCTTCCATTCTATATATCTATTTTGAGCTTCCTCTTCGAGGACTTCTCGTACCCAGATATCAGGTTTGTAGATTACATTCGCTAATATTAAGTTTATGTAATCGTCTCTTTTCGCCAGTTTAGCGAAAAAATATGCGTCATTGCGTGCCATGAAAGTTTCGTAGGATGCACGGACCTTTCCATTATATTTAAAAAAGTCATAATTGTCTGTACTAAAATGTTTCCTTAATGCAAGGTATTTTACGTAAGCTTCATATGAACTATCACTTAATATGGTCGGTGATATCCGGCTCATCTTTCCTCACCATCTTGAGACCTACTGCTTCAGTACGTACTTTCTCTCGAAGTATCGAAGATTTCTTTACAATTTGAGCTACGGTTTCAATTTCAATGTTATTCTTTTCTGCAAAATCTACAAGGGCGTCAATATAAGGAACGCCTCTTGATATATTTTTAGAAATTTCATGATGTACTTTATCTGGTGTCATTGCAACAACTGACATATCTTTTTGTTCTCCCTTATTAGGCATATAACTATCCCAAGTTTATACAGTATATTATACTATAAAATGAACAGATTGTCAACTGTTTTTTTTAATTATTTTCAACTGTGATAAAAATCGGAGTAACAAGTTTCCTCATTACTCCGACCATTATACCATAGTTTTACGTGATTGTCAACTGTTATTTATACAATCCAGATATCTTTTGCTTTATTGCAGGTATCTAAAACATTGTACTTATGTAAGTCGCAGAGTTCAACATGATGCTGAACGAGAGGCATTCCATAAAGTGGGGAGTGGAATGGTTCGTAGAGGTCGGGCCAGATGATTGGAGCCAAAAAGCCTAACATGCACAACCCGAAAAAGACCACACCCAGAGTCCAGTTTCTGATTGTTCTTAACATTTTATTCTACCTCGCGTGGGTCCTTGGCCGTATTAATAATATAACCTTTTGCTTCCCATTGTTCTAATGTTCTGCATCGTGTTTTACGTTGAGTAAGACCATTGATTCCTACGGTTTCTACTCGAGCACAGTAAAGTCCGTCATCATTCAAACGTGCTACATAATCCTTAGGTTCAGCCATTGCAACTGAACTCAATCCCATTGCTGCGAGAGACGCAGCGATAACTAACATTCTCATTGTTAATTTTTCTCCTTAGATTTGGTTAAGTGGTGGTGTTGAACTGTTATTCAACGGATTTATATATACGTGAAAATTGATATTTTATATTAATTTTATGTTAAACTGCGGTATTTTATTGTATTCCAATTATGAATAGTTTGACAAAAGTTATACTTCTTGGAATAGTACATTCTCAACATATTGATTCTTACGTTCTTCAGTAATACCCATTGCGAGTATTGAGGAATGAAGCATACGATTCATTTTCTGATTACGACAATATTTGTTTTGAGCTTCATGAGTGTTGAGTCCTTCAACTTTTTGATGTACTGGGTTATCCATTTCCATACAATAGAATGATGCAAGGTTGAATGCCATATTACAAAGTTGGTCAGTTTCT